ATTTTTACGAGCCCGAGCGCCGATTACGACATTATGGTGATGGCGGTCGGTGCTTCGAATGCTTTTGCGTTTCGCAGGCGTCAGGAATCGGGCTACTGGGATTCCCCAAGCACCGTGCCAGGGCTTGATGTCAAGTTGGGCACCACGATGTATGCAGCGGTGCTGTACCGCGAGAAGGGCAGTGTCGAGGGCTTGGCGTCGTTTGATCCGCTGGCTGTCGGCGGCCCGGTGGCAGGCAACTTCGGTCAAATCATGCGCCTGCTTGGTGTGAATAAACCGCAGGTTGCCTGATGCCCGACCAGCTATTCAAGACCGGCTACGACCAGCTTGTAACCACGCTGCAGGCCATTACAGGGCTGAAGGTGTTTGATGATCCGCGCACACTCAACCCACCATGCGCCCTGGTCGAAGCTCCGACCATTTCGTTGAACACCAACGTCACTGCAGACATGCAATTCCGCGTCGTAATCATTGCGCCGGGCATCGGAGACAATCGAACGCTTGACACGCTGCTTGATACAGCCGACCTGGTGCGTGAAGCCAAGATTGGGCTGACAGAGGCACGCCCAACGACGGTTAGTTACGGCGGCATGGATTACAGCGCCTACGAGCTCACCATACGCACCAAAGTGGCACCGTAGAGCGACTAGACTGCCCACAAGGCTTGCAGCGGCCGCAAACCACAGGAGAACCACCACATGGCCGTTGCAACTACCTATCTCGCCACACCGACCTTCAACATCGGAGCCTCGTCGGCCTCGACCAAGGACTTGTCCGATCAGTGCAAGAGCGTGGTCATCACCAAGGCGCGCGAAGCCCTTGACGCTTCCAGCTTCGGCTCGTCGGCTCGCAACTACGTGGGCGGCCTTACCAATGTGACTGTGACCGCAACGTTGCTGATGGAATACAGCGCCACGCCCGGCACCTACGTTGACCTGACCAGCCTTGTAGGCACCAACGTCTACGTCGCAGTCAAGCCAACCAGCAGCGGCATCACGACGACCAATCCTGAGTTTCAGATCACTGGCGGCTACTTTGAATCGCTCGACGTGGTCAACGCCTCGCTTGGCGAGTTGTCGGAAGTGGAAATCACCATCACTGGTGGCACGCTCGTTGAAGACACAACGGCATGAAATTGACAATCCAGGTGTCGTTCAAGACACCGGCAGGACAACCAATCAGCGAGACGGTCACCACGACCATCGCAACTGCCGCAGCGTGGGAACGCAAATTCAAGCGTCGTGCATCCGACCTCCAGGGCGGCATCGGCATTGATGACCTGATGTTCATGGCTTGGCACGTGTTGAACGCTCAAAAACGTGAAGGCCGCGACTATGACGCCTGGCTTCAATCGGTTGATGATTTCAGCGTTGTTGAGGTCGCTGGCGCAAACCCTACGGATCCGGCAGCATCAGACGCCAGTTAGCTGAGCTGCTGTTGGCTACCGGGTACTGGCCAGAGGGCATCGAGTTTGATGTAGAGGATTTGGCGACGGTGTTGCTGCTCGCCAAGAAACAGCAGGAGAAACGTCGTGGCCGTTAGCGCAGATGTCAAAGTGTACGGCATCAAAGAGGCCCTGCGCGAACTGAACAAGATTGACAAGAGTTTGCGACGCGAGATTACGCGCGATTACAAACAAATCGTTCAGTCGGTCATTGATGACGCCAAAGCGGCCGTGCCTGCAGCTGCACCGCTGTCCGGCATGAACCGAAAATGGAAAACCAAATCAGGCTACGAAATTATTGGTGACGGTGGCTGGTCACAAGCCATTGCACAAAAGTTTGTTGTCGCCAAAATCAGCACACGTCGCGTCAAGGAATATCAAGGCAACAAAGTCAATGTCGGCACGTTTAGGCTCGTGTGGTCAGGCATTGCAAACCAGACCTTTGACATTGCCGGCCGCAAATCCAGCAACCCACTTGCTAGGGCATTGTCGCAACGCTGGGGATCAGCATCGCGCGTCATGTGGCCGTCATATGAAAAAAACAAGTCGCAGGTTGATGACGAAATGCTGCGACTGTGTGAGCGCGTCATGGATGAAGTCAACCGCAACCTGGTGACTGCACCAGTCAGCCGTTCGTAGGATGTAACAATGGCCGTAAGTATCCCCATTGTCTCAGAGTTCGACTCCAAGGGCATTACCAAGGCCATCAACGAATTTAAGAGCCTTGAAGGCGCTGGTGCCAAAGCCCAGTTCGCCCTAGGCAAAGCCGCGCTACCAGCAGCAGCCGCTATCGGAGGCCTAGCCGTAGTTATTGGCGACGCCACCAAAGCCGCAATCGAGGATGCCAAAGCCCAAGAATTGCTTGCCCTAGCCATTGAAAACAACACGCTGGCTGGTGAAGCCAACGTGCGTGCCGCCGAAGCGTACATCGAGGCCACAATGCAAAGCGCAGCAGTTGCCGATGACCAGCTGCGCCCAGCCCTTGCAACTTTGGTGCAAACGACGGGTGATCTGACTTACAGTCAAGATTTGTTGAACGCTGCACTTGACATTAGTGCAGCTACAGGAACGGATCTTGGCTCGGTCACTGACGCAGTAGCTAAGGCCTACTCGGGCAACACCAAAGCATTGGCTGGGCTCATTCCAAGCTTGCGCGACACGATAAAAGAAGGCGCTTCCCTCGATGAAATTATGAAACAGGTCAACGACACTGTGGGAGGCGCTGCCGTTGTTGCCGCAGATAGCGCAGAAGGTCGCATGAAGCGCCTTGGATTGACGATTGGAGAAACCCGGGAGGAAATCGGCAAAGCATTTTTGCCAATACTCGAACGATTGTTGCCTTATTTACAGCGGTTTGCCGAATACGCACAAAACAACAGTGACAAGATCGTCAAAGTTGGTATTGCGATTGGCGGTTTGGCAACGGCAATTCTGGTTTTGAATACGGCCGTCAAACTTTACACAGCCGTGCAGTTGTTGTTAAATATCGCAATGGCAGCCAACCCGGTTGGTTTAGTTGTTGTCGCTGTAGCAGCTTTGGTAGCTGGTTTCTTGTTGCTCGTTGAAAAAACAGGCAGTGTCAAAAACGCTTTTATGACGATGGGCAATTTCATTATTGGCATTTTTGAACGCATTGCAAACACCTATGTGAACATGATCAACAAAATTATTGAAGGTTTAAACGTTTTGCCTGGCGTCAATATTCCGTTCGTGCCGAAAATTGATTTGCCGCAATTCAACATACCTAGTGCCGGCGGCGCTGCTGGCGCTACCAGTGGCCCGGATTTTGTTGAACGTCGTTTTGGGGGCCCTGTAGTGCCTGTAATCCCAGCGCCAAGTGTTGAATTGCCTGCACCGTCTGGTGGTGGCGGTGGCGCTGGCGGTGGCACCGCTGGCGGCGGTGGAGGGCTCGGTCGAGGTATGGTCGGCATTTTGCCGGTGGGCGATGGTTTTATTGGCGGCGGCGGTGGCGGTTTTGGCGCGGCACCAGGCAACGAAGCTCTTCTTGATGGCATGACTGGCGGCATCAATATCACCATCAACACCGTCACGGCACCATCCGATCTTGGTGACACCATTGTCAATGCTTTGCGTGATTACAACCGACGCAGCGGCCCGGTACAGGTTGAGTTTGCGTAATGTCTGCAACAATCGTTCAATCTGGAACATACCTGCTTGAGCTTGACACTGGCTTTGATGTCAACTCGTTCAGGCTTGATGACACCGAAAAAGGCGTGCTGAACAATACGACGTACACACTTGGGCCGAATACGCAATACGCCGACATAACTGAATTTGCCACTGACATTCGATACAGGCGCGGCCGTCGCAAAGTAGACGATCAGTTTTCGGCTGGCGTCATGTCATTCAGCATGAATGACGAATCAGGCATTCTCGGGCCTTATGACACGGCTAGCCCCTACTACGATCCGTCAAACAATAAGCCAGGTTTGGCGCCAATGCGACGCATCAGACTGAGCCGCAATGGCGACTATTTGTTCGTCGGCTACGTGACGTCATACACGTACAACTTTGCCCTGGCTGGCTTCAACACCGTCAACGTCACTTGCTCAGATGATTTCTATTTGCTGGCTCAAACCCAAATGGATGATTTCAATCCGAGCTCCGAATTAAGTGGCGCGCGGATTAGCACCGTCTTGGCATTGCCCGAGGTCAACTACACCGGCACAACCAGCATCGCCACAGGCACCGTCAATCTGGGCCACGACAGCAGCTACAACGTTTCGGCTGGCACCAACACATTGCAATACCTCAACCAAATCAATGAGGCTGAGCAGGGCCGACTGTTTATGTCGCGCAATGGCGAACTGATGTTCCAGAACCGTATCGGTGCGACGCTCAGTGGATCGGTCATTACTTTTGCCGACGACGGCACAGCCGCCAAGTATGACGAAGTAGAAGTTGAGTTTGACGCTGACGGTGTCATCAACCGCGCCTACGTCGAGGCATTAGACGGCAAGACGGCCACCGACGAGGATTTGACCAGCCAGGCCACATACTTCATCCAGTCGCGTTCAATCACCAACAGCCTGCTGCATGATCAAGGCGAAATAGATGCACTTGCCGCTTATCTGCTCGCAGGCGAACCCGGCCCACGATTCACAGCCGTCAGCACCCATTTCGGGCTGCTCACCGATCCACAACGCACCAACGCCGCCACCGTTGACATTGGCGACACCATCACCGTCACCAAAGACATCACCGGCCTATCAACGCTGACCTCAGAGCTCAGCATTGAGGGCATCGAGGGCACTATCAATGTCAACACAGGTCACCGGGTCACCTACTACACAGCCCCAACCACAGTGGTATTCCAGTTGATTCTTGATGATGCTGTGTACGGCCAACTCGACGGCACGAACGTATTAGGATGATGTAACCATGGGTGCCAACGCGCAAACAACAGTTCCTACGTTCACCGCTTCGCAGGTGCTGACCGCCGATTTT